GTTGTCGGTCCCGGTCCAGAGGTAGTCGACGCCGGAGTCACCGGAGAAGATGTTGGTCGACTCGGTGCTCACTGCCATCAGGACGTTCTTGATCCGCATGATGACGTTGTTCTCGAGCGTCGCCGAGGAGTAGTCGTCCTCGTAACCGATGTAGACCTTGGCCTGGGTCGCTCCCGCCGGCGCAGTGGCCGTGACGACCTTCCGGACGAGCGCCTGGTTGTAGGTAATCACACTCGAGGAGATGAACCCGCCAGAGGAGTTGTACCAGAAGATGCCGGTACGAGGAGTGACCTCGGCCAGCGTGCTGCCGTTCTCGTAGTCGGTGGCCGAGATCGCACTCAGGTCGTGGGCAACCTTGTAGGACTTGCCGGCGACGACCCCTCCGAAGAGCCTGCTGATTGCGTAGTACACGCGGTTCGGGCTGCTTCCCCAGCTTTCGATCGAGAGGGTGTTGGCAGCTCCGACAGCCAAGGTTTCGTCGTCCGAGGGAGACCAGCCGGCGATGCCGTCGACTCCGACGTCATGCAGCGGGGACGGGATCAGGTTGGTCCTGGTGGGGAGTGAGGTCAACCGTGCAGCAGAGCCTCCGTTGCGGCCGCCCACCGCGGTGGAGCGGGCGAGCTCGGTCAGCGTGTCCGGGGTCCAGCCCGTGGTGGTGGTCTCGAACGAAGGGTTGAGCAGCAGGTTCTTCCGGACCACCGGTGTCGCAGACCAGGCCGCGTCCGGGTGCACGACCAGCAGCTTGTCGGCCAGGTCGAAGTTCGGCCGGTCGATCGAGGAGAGCTTGCGAGCCGTCTTGGTCTCGCCGACGGTGAACAGCCGCATCGTCTCGCCGGCGTTGCTCAGCGCGAAGATCTTGTTGTCGATCTGCAGGTACTTCACGTACGTGGTCTCGGCGCTGAAGTTCAACACCGCCTCGCCCTGCGGCACGGTGAACCCGGCCGTGCCCGAGGTCAGGCCGTAGATGTGCGTGGAGCCGGTGGCGGTGTAGACCCGGAAGCCGACGGTGCCGTCGATCTCGCGCACCGCGCACAGGTACGCCTTCGAGCCGTCGTTGAGGTAGAACGGCTCGTGCGTTCCGACGAACTGCAGGTCCGGCGCCTGGCCACCGACGCCCTCGACCGGAGGCACGTCGTACGACAGGTAGCGCAGGCCCGGCCGGACCCTGGCGGAGCCGTCACGGTTGACCATGACGTTCTCCATGAGCCGCAGGCTCGCAGGATCCGAGAGCCCAGGCGGGTACGCCGTCGACCAGCCGGTGAACTCGCGCAGGTAGGCACGGCTCAGCGGCCGGTCGATCGGTGCCGGGGTCTTCATCTTCGGAGGCATGGACTACCCCCGACCGTCGGCGTGCGGGTGCAACGGGTAGGCCCGCTCGCCACGCAAGCTGCCGGAGATCCCGAGGCTCCAGGCGTTCTGCTCCGGGGCCTCGGTGTTGCGGTCGTCGCGCTCGATGATCTGGTACATCAGGTCCTTGTACTGAGCCTCGAGCGTCTGTACCCGCGGCTGCATCACCGGGTCGGTCTGCGCGTAGTAGAAGGCAGCGCGCAGCACGATCAGGTCCGGGTACTGGAAGTCGATCAGCTCGTCCCTGGTGGCCTGCGGCACCGGCACGCTGGCGGCGTTCGGGTCCTCGGGCTGAGCAGGCAGCCGGATCATCGTCGGCTCACGCATCACCGGGACCTGCACGTCCAGGCCCTCCTCCTGCTTGAAGAAGGGGCGGTTGAATATCAGCATCGAGTTCACCACCGCGGCGTACAGCGCGTTGCGGTAGTAGTACTTGTGCAGCGCGTCGCGCGGCAGGAAGTACGCCCAGCGCATGATGTCGCCCTCAGTGTCGACCAGGCGCACGGCGTCGTCGTTGGTGATCCTCGGGCGGATCGTGGAGACCATCGGCATCTGCTGGACGCCCTCGACCGCGGTGCCGATCGAGACCACCGAGCTGTAGTAGCTCCACTCCTTCTCGAGAGCGTTGCTCCGGAGCGCGCGGTTGATCGCCCGGGTGATCGCGTAGTAGCGGTCCGACTCCGCGGCGTACTGCAGGTCGAGGCCGGTGAGCTCGCCGAGCACCTCGGCGACCGCCTCGTCCAGGGTGAGCTCGGTCTCCGGGTTGCTCATGTCTCCCACTTTCGCAGCGAGGCGCCTTCAGGCCGCTTCGCGATCGGCTCGTTGACTGGAGCAGCCGGGATCTGGCTGCTGCCGAGGTCACCCTCGACCGGGCCTTCGCCCTGCCAGCCCATCAGCCCGGCACCGACGCCCGGGTTCTTCCAGACCTTGGAGTTCGCCCGGACCGCGTTCATGAACTGGTTGTCGGAGCGGCGCACTGCTTGGCGCCGGCGCTGCTTGGTCCTCTTCCTGCCCACCTGCTCCTGGGCCAGCCCGAACAACTCGCCCTGCTGGCCGTACAGGTTGCCGAGCTGGGTGTAGGTCTCCGAGCGCTGGTTGTAGTACTGGCTGTAGACCTGGTCCCGATCGGCGTTAGCCTGGCTCGCCATGTTCACCCGGGCGGTCTTGGTGTCCACGTTGAGGTCGGTGAGCGAGGAGTTCACCGACCGCAGCGTGTCGAAGAAGCTGCGGTGGATCTCGCCCTGGTTGGCGTCCCAGTTCCGCAGGCTCATCAGCTGCGACTTGAGAACGTCGGACTCGCCGGCGCCCTGGCTCATCGCCTCAGTGACAGCGTTCGTGCGCTCGCGTGCCCGGTTGCCGAGGTTCTGGAACGAGGCATCGCCAGCAGCCTTCTCGTTGTCACTGGCGGCGTCCTTCAGCGACTTCACCCGCTGGTTGTAGCCCTCGAGGAGGATGGAGTCCTGCTGCCCCTGCACCAGCGAGATGTTGCGCAGGCGCTGCTCGAGCGCGGTCTTGAAGCCGGACGAGAGCGACTTCTTCAACGCCTTGATCTGTCCAGCCATCGACTCGGCCTGAGCGATGTAGCGCCGGGCGGCCTTGTTCTGCGCCTTCTTCTGGCTGGCCAGATAGGAGCTGTAGCCGCCTCCGCCGCTGCCAGACGTCGAGGACGATCCCGTGCTCGAGGTGCCTCCGCTACCGCCACTGCCGGACGCAGAGGACGTGCCGGTGCTCGGCCGCTTCTTGGGCCGCCGCGGCTTCGGGTTGTAGACCGGGATCGGATCCGACATGGCTCCTCCTACTTGTCCAGCCCGAGGAGCCGGCGGAACTCCTTGGGTGAAGTGTATTCAGCGCCTTCGGTCGTACCCATCGCCGCGCCGTACTGCCGCGAGTTCCGTGCTCGGCTGTCGGCGTAGCTCATGAAGGCCTCGAGCTCGTCGGGCTGGAGGTCGATCTTCAGCGCCTCGAGCAGCTGAGGCCTGTCTGCAGCCTGCCGCTCGTCCGACAGCGCATCGAACATTGTGCGGAAGTAGGTGTTCAGGTCGGCCGGTGCGCCGGACTCGGTGAACTGAGCCGGCAGGAACCCGAGCCCCGGACGACTGGCCAGCGGGGAAGAACCGCCCAGGCGCCCGAGATCTCCGGCCCGCTCCGCCGCCGCGGTGGCCTGGAACGTCTGCAACATCTCCTTGCCCTTGGCGATTGCCTGCTGCATCTGCTGCGTGCGATCGACCAGGCCCTCGACGACACTCAGCTTCCCGCGGCTGTCCTCCGGCACCCGGCCGTCGATCACGTAGTTCGGTGCCGGCTGCTTCTCGGTGATGTTGGTCAGATCGTCCTCGGTGATGGCGACCTTCATCCCGAGGTAGTCGTCGAGGTCGTCACTCGAGTCCTCGATCTTCAGCTGGCGCAGGACCGCCATCGTCTCCGGCGCGTACACGTCGGAGCCGCCCTCCTTGCCGAACATGTTCTCGACGGCCTTGTCGTAGGTCTCTCGCTGCTGGTCGGGGACCTTCTCGTAGCGGTCCTGGCGCTTGAGGTCCTTGCGCACCGCCGTGGACAGCAGCGAGTTGAAGTCGACGGCTGCCTTCTGCCGCGAGCTCAGCGCCCGGTACTGCTCATCGGTGAGCTGGGTGGTCATCTCCTTGAGCATCTGCGGCGTCGTCGACAGCGCGCCGGCGGTGATGCCCAAGACCTTCTCGCGCTCGGCTCGCTTCTCCTCTGCCTCACGCGCCTTGTCAGCCTGCGTGCGCTTCGCCTCGGCATCGCCCTGCCCGAGCATCCAGGAATCCACGGTGTTGGTCCCGCTCTCGCGAGCGATCGTCGCGTAGTCGACGACCGACGGCGCGCCCTGCTGGCGCATCCAGTCGTCCTGCGGATTCATCGACGCCGCCGGCGCAGGCGCCGCCGGACGCAGGATCGAGTCGAGGATCGAGCTCCCGGTGTTGCTCGGCTTCCGCGTGCTCTTGCTCGGTCGCGCGGGAGTCGAGCCGCCGTAGCTCTCAAGGCGTGGCATCGGGACTCTCCTCAAACGGGAGCTCGTCCTGGGTGGGTGTTGCGACTGCGAGCCGGTTCCGGTCGTACTGACGCAGCATCTGCCAGAGCCGGTCGACCTGCTCCTGGGTCAGCTGGTCGGAGAGATCCACAGCCTGTGGAGAACCCTGTGGATCGCCACCGACGTTCATCAGGAACGACAGCACCGCGGCCATGCCTGCGACCGAGAGCGCACCCGGCCAGTCCGCGTCGATGAGCCCAGCACCGGACCCGGCGAGCACACCCGCCAAAGTCTGCGCGAAGGTCTTCACCGGCAGCCGCACGAGCTTGAAGCTCCAGAGCCTCTTCATGACAGGATCTCCTCCTTCAGCCCGGGGTTGGCCCGCAGGATCCGCTTGCCCCGCCAGGTACGACGCATGAGCCGCTTGGCCACTCGCTCGCAGAGCTCGATGTTCTGCACGATCTCGAAGTGCATCTCGTCCTTGCGGCCGAAGTAGTTGCCGCCCCAGCGGACGCAGCCCTTGAGACGTCGCACCAGGAACCTGTTCAGCAGATCGCGGGCCCACACCTTGCGGAAGATCCCGGTCCACACCTTGCCGAGCGGATGCCAGGTGGCGTTGAGGTCGATCGCCGTCCCGGAAGCATGGTTGCTCAGGTCGCTGCCGTCACGCACCGGGCGGTAGGCGAAGCCCCAATCGTCGAGCACGCCCTGAGCAGTGATGTCCTCGAGCTTCTCGGAGAACCACAGCGCGAGGAATGCGAGAAGGAAACCAGCGGATCCGCCACGTGCGCGGATCTTGCGTTCACCGTTGCGAGCCGGAATCACCAGCGTGCGCAGGCGAGAGGAGTCCGACGCGAGGGCCGGCCAGCCGTTCTGAGAGGTTGTCATGGTCAGGATCCTATCGACGGTCTCGGGTGATTCTTGGTAGGCGCAGGTGGCTACTGACTGATGCAGCTGACCTGCTCGGACGGGTGGATCAACGTGCAGAGGAAGTTGTACTTCTGAGCCGGGTTCGGTGAGAACTCGAAAGTCCAGCTCATCGGGAAGGCGTCCTGTCCGGGCTGACCGTCCTGGCCGTCTTTCCCGTCCTGACCAGATGGACCTGCCGGTCCAGCTGGACCAGGCGCACCGTCCTCTCCGTCGACACCGTCGACACCATCGCGCCCGTTCTTTCCGTTCTTCCCATCAGCTCCGTCGGCACCGTCGACGCCATCAGATCCAGACGGACCCTGCGGCCCAGCAATGCCAGGCGGCCCTTGAGGCCCGGCCTTGATCTTCTCCTCGACCCGCTCCGCCTCGGAGCACAGCTTGCCGAGGTCATTGGCCAGCGCCGGGTCGACGCAAGCCTGCTGGACCTTGATCGCCAAGTCCTTGCCGGCAAGCGCCTGAGCCTGCTTCTCGTTCCACAGCAGCACTCCACCGATGCCACAGGTGATGAGGCTGAGCACGAGGACGATCGAGAGCAGGAGCAGGAGCCGGCGCGAGTTGTGGTCCTTCCCTCGCGTGGCTGCCTGAGCCTGCAGTTCATCTCTGTTCGGTGTCATGGCCCTGTCCTTCCACAGATGCATCGAGCGAGCCGAGCCTTGAGCTCGAGGATGATCTCGTTCTTCCGTGCGATCTCGAACCCGGCCGCTTCGAGGCGGTCCTCTCCGAACTCGAGCTGTTGGCGAAGCACTGCTTCCATGCCTTCACCGGCTGACGAAGAGCGCTCCTTGGTGTTGTTGATGAACGCAACGGCAACTGTCGAGAGGCCGGAGATGAGGGCAACTCCGAGAGCCCCGACCACCGTCGCTGTCGTGGTGTCCACATCACTTCCTCCCCCTGCTGACTCGCAGCTGCGTCACTGTCCTGCTCCCGTTCACTGGAAGTACGTCGTCACGATCACGATGCCGGGGACTCCGGCACCTCCTGTAGCGGCGCCACCCGTGGCCGTGGTGATGGATCCACCACCTCCGGCTCCGTAGCCTCCGGCTGCATAGCCAGTCAGCGCCTGCCCGCTGCCGGAGGTCGCACGGCCTTGACCACCGACACCGAAACGGCTGTCCGCACCAGTGCCTCCGCGGCCGTAGACCCCGTTACCGCCACCAGGGAAGCCCTTGCCTCCGGGAATGAGGATCGTCCCGATCGTGGCAGTTCCGCCGTTACCGCCCTCGGGCCACCAGTAACCGACTGCCGAGCTCGCACCCAGCGTCAAGCCGCCGGAGCCTCCGTTCGCCGAAGCGAAGGTTCCGAAGGAGGATGTCCCTCCGGCGCCACCGTTTGCTCCCGACGCGCCTGCACCCGCGGCTCCGACCGTGACGTCTTCTGTGGCTGCCAGCGACTCGGCATTGAGGAACGCCTTGGCGTAGCCGCCAGAGCCTCCACCCGCTCCTCGGGAGTTCTGGCTTGCCGCGGCAGCAGTCGATCCGCCGCCGGCGCCTCCGCCACCGACCAGCTCGACCTCCACCCGCTTCGCCCCTTCGGGCTTGGTCCAGGTGCCATCGGCGGTGAACACCTGAACATCCGGAGCGGTGTATGCAGCCAGCGCAGGCACGAGCTCGGGGATCACGTGGGCCGCGTCGAGCCAGCCGATCCGGGTGGCACCTGAGGTGTTGGACAGCGTGAACCAGGCGCGGGCCTTGGTGTTTCCGGCCGGGACCACGAACGTCGACTCGACCAAGGTCCAGCCCCCGGCCAGGGTGATTGCCTGGGCGTGGTCGGGCTCGAACACGGAGCCGGAGGCGAAGTAGTCCGGGTCAGGATCAGAGGAGGTGGACGAGGCGAACGACAGGGTCGCGACGACGTCGCCGTCGCCCTTGAAGTAACCGCGCAGCCGGATGATCTCGTACTCGGCGACGATGAAGACGTTGGTCGAGTAGCGCTGCACCTCGGTGTCGTCCATCGTCACCTTGGCGCACTTGGTGCCCTGGTAGACGTTGGCCAGGTTCGTCTCGATGACGGGTGTCGGAGTGCCGGAGACCCAGAAGGTGCCCCAGGTCGTGAAGGCAGTGCCGCCGCCGTTGAGCAGCTCGAAGTTCGGGTTACCGTTGAGCGCCTTGTCGGTGGCGTAGACGGTCTCTCCGCTGTCACCCTGGATGCCCTGGTCACCTTGCGGGCCCTGAGGTCCGACGTCGCCCTGGATTCCCTGGTCACCCTGGATTCCCTGGATCCCTTGGATGCCCTGGTCACCTTGCGGGCCCTGAGGTCCGACATCGCCCTGAGGGCCCTGTGCTCCGACCAGGCTGGCCAACCAGTCACCCTCGGTACCGACGTAGCCCTCTTGCACCGCGATCTCGTAGGCGCTGTCACCACGGCCGGCGTACGTGCCCGGGATGCCCTGCTCACCACGCGGCAGCGACAGGTCGAGGATGTAGTGCGGGTAGGAGCCGCGCCAGCTGGCGCCCGGGGCGGTGCCGTTGGGGACGGTGAGCACCTGACCGATGCTCAGGTCCGGAGGCTTCAGGTGGTTGACCCGCACCGTGATCGAGTCGGCCTTGAGCAACACCTCCATCGAGTTGGTGTCGTAGACGTTCGCGGTGCTCGGGTCGGTGTTGCTGAGGACCTGCAGCTCGCCCTTGACGATGGTCGCCGAGAAGTCGTCGGCGTCGAGCAGCGTCACCGACATCGGGTAGATCCCGGGATTCAGGTCGAGATCGAGCGCCTGCAGGTCGAGGCGGGCGTCGCCAGCCGCGGCGTCG